TTGACTTCATTACAATCTTAACTTGGAACTGATCGAAGTCATCTAGGTTACCACCAATACCACCTGGTAGATATCTGTAGTCTCTGAACACAACTGGGTTGTCGTCAGATGGCATAGACAGCTCTGGTGTAATCAATGTCCAATCGGTATTGCGTAGTTGACCTGCTGCGTTTGTTCTATAATAAACATCAAAGCTACATGCAGATGGTTTGTTTGCGGCCAACATAATCTTCAGACCCTTAGCTTTTGAGTCAAGCGCAACTGGGAATGTTAGGTGCTTAGCAAGAGATGTACCACCACGAGCATTTGTTTCTGCTGCATAAGTTAGAGGAATATTACCTGCGGAACCAGATGGAACTTGTTGGTCAATTCTGTTGTGAATCGTTGAAACAGAAACTTTCTGCAAATCAATTACTGGAGATACTTTATCAGATACAGAGGATAGTTCAAACTTAAATGTGTTTGACTTCTCGCCAGAACCAATATTATCTGAAGCATTCTTTGCTGTACAAAGTAGCTTAGGTGTTGAGAAGTAAATGTTTCTATTGATTGGGAACGCTGTGTATGATGTGTCTTTTTGATATGCAGTCTCGTTACCAGCCAACGACTTACCAGATGTTAATTTACCACTAAGATCAATTGTAGTTGTTGGAGGTAGAATGTTGTCTGCTTTGACCATCATAGTTTCAAACATATTCTGACGCTGCGATGTAAAGTTGCCACCACCAGTTGTTGTAGATGTAGCATTTGCACCCGCTGTCACTTCGTAGTTGTCGCCATCAACGTCTGTGATAGTTCTCCAGCCGTTAATGTTGTTAGCAGCAATACCACCAACCGCAGATGCACTACGGATTAGAACATCATCACCAACAATGAAGCCGTGATCTCTACAAGCAACTTTAATCGTGGAAGAACCACTAGTTGTTGAGATGGCGTTATTCAGGTTAACAAATGTTGGATGTTTATTCTCCAGAATCATTGTACCAGATGTATCAAACTCTGCTCTCATCAATTCGAATGTCAAGTCCTTCGTTTGATCTGGTTCCCATGTCCGACCGTTTTGTGACTTGAACAACGAACCAAGTGTCGCTTGGCTTTGTAATCTCTTCTCAGTGGACCCCAGCAAGAACTGACCTGCTTCCGCAACATATACTTCATATTCATTTGAGTCAGATAGAAGAACAATTGAATACTCTTCATTACCTGTTAGATATACTGGCTCATCAAACTGGAATGTTGTTACTGATGTACCATCGTCAGATGTTGTGATCGCACTTGGCGCTTTGAATACTGTTGAACCAGGTACAAATGTATCTGCTGAAGGAATACCGTTGACAACAGGTCTCAATTGTGCTACAACTGGAGCAGCACCTGATTGAGGCTTAGACTTAAATCTAACTTTGATTGCTGTGATGAATACACCTTCTAGATCTTCAATCAAGAATGTCTGAGCTAGAGGGTCTTTACCACGACGTCTCGCTTCCACAATCGGATCAAGGTCAACTGTATTCTGTGTAACGTCAAGATCAACAATTCGTGTCGACAATATTGTTTGCTGTCTATGAATTGTAATACCTTGTGAGTAGTACTTTTCAGCTGCAATCGAAGTACAACCATCTTCATTGTTGACTGAAATGTCAATCAAATTGAATGTTCTATCACCAGCTTTAAACTTGATATCATCAGTGTGTGGTAGGAAGAATGAACCTTCAATCTTACCATCACCATCAGAAATCAACTGAGCTGTTGGGTTATCTGGGTGCTCAGTTAGATCGTTATAACCTGTTGAGTAGTCAGAGTCAAGTGTAGAAATTCTACGGAATGTCTCTTGCTTAACCCAGCTGGATACGTCTTTGTTAGCAAAGAATGGCCAGTGACGTGTGTTTGGTTTCAGACCTTGCGCGCGGAAGAAGATCTTTCTTGTACGCATGAATGGAATAAATGTACGAGCAACTTCAACACCTTCTTCATCGATGAAAGTGTTTCTAGTACGAACACCAGCAACGTTGACACTTGTATCAACTCTGAACTGAGGTGTTACGTTGTTGTTACCATCGCGGAATGTGTTACCTTGTTGGATATTACCTGTTAGCGTATCACCAAGTTGTTGACCAATCTCTACATCTTCAAGACCCGACCAGTTAAAGCTCCAGTCGTTCCAGATCTGACCATTAACATTACCTTGAACGAAACCACCATCAACAATAATTGGCTCTGTGAATTCTGTTTCAAACCACTCATCAAACGCTGGAGATAGTTCCATGAAGCCACGTTTAGTAACAACTGCAAATGGGTTAACATTCTCGACACCAGTTACAAAATCGTTTTTCAGATAACTCTTTTCATCGTATCTTAGATATAGATTGTCACCTCTACGAACGACATTTGAATTTTCTGTATGATCGCTATCGTAATACAAGCCAACATTTCTATTAGTAAATGAAGGGCGCATCTCATTACGTACAGGATCAACAGCAGCTCTGTAATCAAAGTTTGCAACATCAGATCTAAATTGATCTTTGAAGTTATCCACAAAGAAGCCAGACTTGTTTCTACTTAGACCCGCTGAATCAAACACGTCAAATTGAGATGTTTCTAACTCTAGTAGTGATAGAGCTGTTGTTTCTTCTAAGCGCGCTAGTCTGTTTTCAATCTTACCAATGTCAGCCATTGTAAAGCGTTTGTACGTAAGCTGCTTACTTTGAACATCATTGTCGTTAATAACATAAGGGTTCATAACAACGTTGAAAAGATCAATAGCATTCTCTGGTGTCTTTGGTAGCTTAGGGTCGATAGAAGGATCGCCTCTTGTTACACGAATCTGACCAATAGTATCAATACTTACTTTAGCAGCTTGACCTTGATAGTAGCTTGCATCAAAAGTGATTAGATCGGTTGGACGAGGCAGTTCGTTAATCTTTGCACCCGATCCAAATGTTCCTGAAGAGTTAACAACAGGCCGGAAGTCTAGTACATTACGTAGATTGACTTTTGTACCATCAGCCTTTGTAAAGTCAGGAATGTTTTCATAATCAATCTGACCTGTGTATGAGTTGACCGCAAAGAAGTCACCGCCAGCGCCATGATCGAAGTACTTGTACCGTACAAATACTGTACTTGGAGCTGTGTTACCAGCACGTAGATTTAGTTTACCTAGATCATAGTACTCGTCTCTTTGACCATTATCTGTTTCATAGATAGCTGAGATATCATCACCATCGCTATCAGTATCTTTGATAGCAACAAACTGATAGATGTCGGGGTGTGTTAATGAACAATTACCATCTCCATCAGGAGTTAATGTCGCTGTTGTTTCTTCTAGTGTTTTTGTTCTAACGCTACCTGCAGACTTACTAACATACGCAAGAACTTCAAATGGATTCTGTGATGCAGAAGCACCTGTAATTGTTGCTGATTGTGTACCCGAACCTGCTGCTGATGCGTTTGTATCAACATCCGAGTCAGATGCGCCCATAACCCAAAGGTTTGTATCAGCGAAGTTTTCACCTGTTGCTGTTAGAGATAGTGTTGCGTTACCACTAGCGTTTGTTTGTGATGAGAAACGTCTCTGAACTGTTAGCGAAATATCAGATAGTGATTGTGGACGAATAGTAGGAAGATCAAATAGTAGAGCACTGTTTGATGCATCTTTAAGAACTGCCTTTGTATTCTCAAGTATAATATTCCAGTAGTCAGTAGAACCATCACCAATCGACTTAACATCAGCAAAGTTTTGACCTGAGTTCATTTCAATCTTGAATAGGTATAGTCTAAAGTTGTCACCGTCTTCTTCAACTGCACGAACACGAGCTGTACCTATTGTCGATCCACCATGACCTGTAGCAGATCGCAAGTTCATTTCTTGGAAGGTGTTGATATTAGGAATACCCTTCTGCCCACCTTTACCTTCAACAACAATATAGTTACCGTAGCTTGCAGCAACAACTTCATTATTTGCTGTTGCAGTTGTACGAGGCTTGGGAACAGAGATGATTGAATCACCCTTTGTAGCCGCTCTATAACCGCTTACATATGCTGTACCAGAACTAACAACAAAGTCTAGTTTGGTTGCATCAGAATCATTTGTATCAAATGTCAGTTCAAATGGTTTTACAATATAGTCACCAGACTCTTCTTTTGTACGAAGAGCAAGTACGTCGTTAATCTCATTATAACTTGTTACTGTTTCAACTTGAGATGTAATCTGACCTCTAGTGATCTTAGCAACTTCAAAGAAGTTATCATCAGAGTCTAGCTCATCGTTAGTAGCAATAACCAATCTAATTCTATATCGATCTGCACCTGGAGAAGCAAGGTTTGGAGTTGAACCTTGGTTGTCATATAATGCGTTGTTATCAGATGAAGTTACGATATCTTGTACAACTTTGAAACCTATACTTGCATTTGGTGTTGTACCATACTTGTCGATAATCTTTTTCTGCTGACCTGTGAATACAAAGTGGCCTTGCGTAAAGAAATCACCAGCATGAATTGATACCTGAGTACCTTGACCTATTGCTGGGTTTGTTAGAGTGTTAGTTGATTGTACTGTTAGTGTATATGATACGTTACCATCGTCTGTAACTTTTGTACCAGTAAGAGTAGAACCTGCTACAACACGAACTGGGTCTGTTCCTGCATCACCTGATGATGTGTTTGTGTAACGAACATACAATGTTGCTGGATCTGTTCCTTCAGCTTCTACAACTTGTAATACTTGGAAAGCAATAGAACCATCAGATGTTAGAATAACACCTAGAAGATCGTCTGCATTTGAAGGAAGTTGGTTAACAGAAGTATTGAGTTTTACAAATTCATATTCGTTGTTGACTGTAACACCACCTGGGTTTACTGATGCACCTTCTTTGAAAAGATGGCGTCCAACTCTTCCCATCTCCTCTTGAATAATCGTTTGCATTTGTGTAAGCTCACGAGCCTGTAGAGCACGACCACTATTGAATAGGATTCTATGATAGTTGTCGCTATCCTTAAAGTCGTCTCTATAGGTAGAGGAAAAGATTTCTGATGTATATGCTTTTACCATATTAGTATTCCATTAGAGTTGGATAATGATTTTGATATCTTCTGTTTGGTCAGCAGATCTTGCAATCGCTGCTCTATTATCTATAAACAATACTTCACCTGTGTTATAGTCAATGTCGCCTTTGACGAATGCATTATCATCGCTATCTGCACCAGCAGTTTCTAGGATACCAGCACCGTTACCATCTGTTTCTGTGATTGATTCGCCTTCAACGAATGATCTAAATTGTGTATCAGAGTCTTGGATATACCAAACTTCATCTGAGTCAGATTTAACAACATACGCTTTAGCTTGTGATGTTGCACCAAGCATTGTCTTATCTGCAGTGAATGAAGAAGTGATTGTATTAAACTTCATACGTCTTGCTACGTTACCAACATTACCGGTAAACACAGCATCTGAGTCTGCAATCTGAGGATTCTTAATTAGTGTTACTTGTCTAAAGTCGTTACCAACAACCCAGTTGTCACCTTCATCACCATCTGGTTTTGCAGTAAACATAATACCAGTTGCACGAAGATCATCTCTTGGATCTGCGCCAAAACCAGCCTTTGGACCTAGGATAGGTCTACCTTTTGCTCCTGAGCCATTACCACCTGTGATCTCGATATGCGCATATGAGTAGTTAGTTCCGTGAGCTTTCTGACCATCAGAATCTTTTACTTCAATCTTTGTTACAGCACCACCACTGATTGTTGCTGCAGCTTTAGCTTCTGTACCATCACCGTATACTGTAACAGTTGGAACTGTTGTGTAACCAGAACCACCACCTAGCACTTCGTAGCCAACAACCTCACCTGGAACTGCTGCGTTTTGAATACCAACTTGTTCAACGTGGTCTGCAGGATCGTCTGAGTCAAATGCACCAAACTTTGTTACTGGCATATAGTTAGCGGATAAGAAACGTGATGCTCTCAAAGCACCAACGGAATACAAGAACTTCCAGACATAACCATCTGCAGTTTCAAATGCAGTTGTCAATGTACCGGTTGGTTTAACAGTAGAAGTAACGGACTGCCCATTCGCGTTCTTACCCTGTTCTAAGCAAACATATACTTGGTTTTCATCTGTGATAACAAAGTAGCTGTTTGTTGGATGCCCAGCTTGGTTGTCGTTATATCCTGAGTAGATAGCACCTAGTGTCCAAGCGTAGCGAGGAACAACAAATGAATGCGCTTCAACGTTCTTTACAGAAACCATATTGTTTTGTGCATTGCGAATTGTTCTAGATGTGTTTGTTGGTGTTGGAGCTGCATCACTATCATTCCAATCAATTGGTTGACCAATTGCAACGTAATAGCTGTTAGCTGAGTCAACAATGTCATTTGACAAGTTTAACAACACTTCTTTTTTGAATCTATCAGTAATAATTGCGGGCATGTTTCAATCTCTTATGCTGTTACGTAGTATAGTGCATCTGCATCACTAGATGCATACACTTTAGGCGTCATTAGCAACCAACCATCTGTGTTATCTATCCACATGATGTTGACTAGAGCATCAGCTCTAAGATGTAATGTACTACCATTTTTAAATGTTGTTGGGGTGATAGTTACTTCACCAGTACCAATATTAGACAGTGTTTTTTGCTCACCAACAAAACTACCGTCAGCTAGTGTTGCACTGATTGCACCACCTGCATTAAATACTGTTAGAGGTCTTCCTAATGTAATAGCTTGACCAGTAGATGATATTGATTCCGATCTAAACCGAACACCACTTTGGATATGAACCAGACCAGTTCCTGTGCCAGATAAACCTAATCCAACATTAGTATCTGTACCAGCAGCCGCAACTTGTGGAATACCATTTGTAGCTGCGTTTGTAATCTGAATTTGGTTAACAGCACTAGCCGACTTCTCAAAGTCAATTAGGATGTTACCATCCGAGTCATTAATGTGCCCTTGAATAATAGGAGCGTACATTGTTGGTGTTGTCAATGTTTTGTTAGTAAGCGTTTGCGTATGTGCCTTAAATACTAACTCATCATTGCCTGTTAGCAATGGAAAGTTAATAGTGCGATCAGCAGCAATATTTGCTGTTTGAATAACATACTTATTTGTCGCACTTGTACCATTAATTTTTGTGCCATTAGATAATACAGGAGTGGATAAAGTCTTATTTGTAAGTGTCTGAGTTGCTGTGTTAAGTGTAACCGTTCCGCTCGAATCAGGCAACAGAATAGTTACTTTTTCTGAGCCTTCTGTAACACCAAGTACTGTATCATGCACAAGTCCATCATAAAGAACACCACTATCTGCCAATGATACTTTGTTAGTTACCTGTGCACTATCACCACCAAGAAGTGTATATAGTTCAATGAAGTTGTCATTGATCTTACCAGCTGCAGCACGAAGCGTGTCGCCTGTCCCATCATTGGCTGTAGTGCCTTTATTGATATTCTGTCTTGCCATTGCTAAATCCGTCTTTACAGTTAGTAATATTTATAATGGTTTTTAAGCTGAATCTGAATCATACCAAGGATATTCAACTTCATCAAATGTATCGAAGCGTGCTCTGTTTTGGTCCATTCTACCAACATTCTCACTTGAATCAGCATCGAAGGTTGGTGATGATGGGCTGATAAGTTCTTCCATAGATCTGTAGTATTGGTTGATCTCTTCGATAGTAAGATCTTGATATGTGTCGATTGCGGTTGGTAGATCGATACGTATCTTACCGTATGTACCTCTACCATCTGAGTCAACCTCGCCAGTAAGATCTGTAATTGGTTGATAAGATACAGTAGCTGTTGATTGAATAACTGGGATAACCGAGATTTTCTCGTAGTCTGGCATATCAATATCAAATACATTTTCAACAGCAGCTTCGATTAAAACCTCGCCACCAACATACATACCAGCTGGATGAGCAAACAGTTTATATGCTTCTCTCCATTCAGATATGGGAATAGATGCTTTGATCAAAAGCGCAAACACTTGATAGAGTTTATCATCAGTTAAGAATCGCAGAGACTCAGGACCAATACGTGACTGATCGTCTCCAACTATAAATCGTTGCTCTTTTGGATATGATACAACAGGATTAATACCATAGAAAGTTCTAAAGAACTGTTGGATACTATACAGTGTCCCTTTAGATCTGTAC